CGGAAAGGTGTGACCACCGACCTCAATGCGTCTGGTGGGTTCAATCACAACCTGACTTACGAGAACTTGACAGATCTCATGCAGGGTGTGTTCTTCGCCGATATTCGTGCTCAGGCAGAAGAAACTGTCACGGGAGTCGACATCGACCTCGCGAACCCTGACGAATATGAAATCGCCGACACCAGTGGTTATCTGGTCGGCAATCTTGTGATGGGTAAGAACTTCGCCAATGCTGCGAACAACGCTGTCAACAAAGTCACTGCGATCACTGCATCCACTTCTGTGGAAGTCGCTGATGGTCAGCTCGTTGATGAGACGCCTCCGGCCAGCGCGGTCCTCAAGGTGGTCGGCTTCGAGTTCGCTGATGCGGACGCCGTGATCGATGTGACTGGCAACCTTCCCGCTCTCACCTCGACTGCTGTGGCCGACCTGACTACCCTCGGCATCGTGCCGGGTCAGTGGGTCTACATCGGCGGCGATGTCGCTGCCAATACGTTCACCGATGCTGCGAACAACGGCTTCAAGCGGGTTCGCTCGGTCACTGCCGATGCGATTACCTTCGACAAGTCCGATCAGGCAATGGTGGCCGATGCTGGCGTCGCCGGAAAGACCATCCGGCTGTTCTTCGGTGATGTGCTTCGCAACGAGACCGGCGCACTGATCAAGCGTCGCAGCTACAACGTGGAACGGACGCTGGGCGCTCCGGACGATGCGCTTCCCGCACAGATTCAGTCTGAAGTTTTGGTTGGCGCTGTGCCGAACGAAGTTTCGTTCAATATTCCGCAAGCGGATCTAGCATCTGTCGATATGAGTTTCGTTGCAATCGACAATGCTCAGCGAGATGGAGCAACAGGACCAAAGCAAACTTCTGTTCAGGAAGCCGTTGCTGCGACAGAATACAATACGTCGAGTGATATCGGTCGTATTCGTCTTTCTACTGTCTCTGGCGTTGATGAAGCACCCGCTGCTCTTTTCGCATATGTGACAGAAGCAACGATCAATATCAACAACAACATCACTCCTAACAAGGCAGTTGGTGTTCTTGGTGGTTTTGATGTGACTGCTGGCACGTTTGCTGTCTCTGGTGAACTCACTGCGTATTTCTCAACTGTTGCTGCGACCCAAGCTGTTCGCAATAACACTGATGTGACGCTGGACATTTCGTTCGTCAAAGACAACACAGCATTGATCATGGATCTCCCGCTCATCTCTTTGGGCGATGGCCGTCTCAATGTTGAGGTTGATCAGCCGATCACTCTTCCGCTCGCAACTGACGCTGCAACTGGTCAAGATGTCTCTGTTGATCTTGATCATACGGCTCTGATCACCTATTTCGATTACGTTCCAACTGCTGCGTGATCGGTAAAACCAGAGCGGTGAAAGGCCGCTCATAACCTTTTATACTGGAGAACTGAAGATGGGAATGTATGACGTTTTCGAGACCGACGAAGATCTCGAAACTTCCGGCATCTGGCTCGACTATGGCGACTTCCGCGTGAAGATCGCATCGGCCGGTCAGGGCAACAAGAAATATGTGAAATACGCCGAGAAGGCTCTCAAGCCTGTTCGCAAAGCGATGCAGGCCGGTGCCCTCTCGAATGAGCGCTCTATCGCGATCATGTCCGACATCTACGCCAAGACCATTGTCCTCGACTGGGAGACCATGGACGACGGCAAGATGAAGAAGGGCATCGAACAGCGCGACGGCAAGATCGCTCCGATGAACTATGACACCGTGAAGCAGGCATTCATGGATCTGCCCAACCTGTTCATCGACATCCAGGAGCAGGCGAACTCCATCGCCAACTTCCGGAAGGCAGAATTGGAGGAAGAGTCGGGAAACTCGTAGCTGTCCTTGAATACCAAATGGAGCAAGGACATGTCGAGGAACAGATCATCAAGCAGGCCGTTCGCAGCGGCCTGCCTCTGCCTGATCGTATTCAAAATGCCCCTAGCATTTTGCCGGGGCTGGAGCTATACTACATAGGGTTCCTTGACTTAACGTCGTCACGTTCTCTTGGCGGTATGGGAATAGGACCTATTCCGTGGCTCGCGATAGAGCAGTATTGTCAAGTGATGGAGTTGGACGACGATCAACGGACAGCGATGCACTATCATGTCACGGAGCTAGACAAAGCCTATATCCGCCACCAGCAGAAGAAGAACAAGTAATGCCTACCCTCCAGTTCTCGAAAAGCATTCGCCGCCGTGGCAGGCAGTTCGAGAACTCGGCTTCTGAACTGGTCCGGACGATGGCGCGTCGAACTCTGCGCTCCCTAGTTCTCAACACGAAAGCTGATACCGGCAAGGCTCGGTCCAACTGGCGTGTTGGTATCGGCGCACCGACCCGCTCGGTGATTGATCCCTATAACCCATATCCCAAAGGCTCGAAGGCCGATGGACAAGGTATCGGTGAAAGTGCCAATGCTTCGGCCACGATCGCCGCTGGTAACGCTCGCATCAACTCTGTGCGTGGCGTCAGTGGCGCTGGTCTAAAGACTGGTATCTTCATCAGCAATAACGTAGATTACATCAACAAGGCGCTGGTCCCCGGCGCTCTTGAAGCATCAACTGTTGAGGCTCGGGCGGCTGTCCGGGGCTTCCGTATCTTCGTGGATCGCTGATGGTAACTGAAAACGTCAATGTCAGCTTCCGAGAGTCCGGTGCCCGTGTCATTAAGCGTCGCATCGACGAGATCGGTGTGGCGGCGAATAACGCAACTCGGGGCATCTTCCTCCTCCAGCGTGCGCTGTTCGTTATCGGTGGTGCGGGCATTGCTCGCGGCCTCCAGCAGTATGCAGACGCCCTGACCAACGTGGAGAACAGGCTTCGTCTCACGACTTCCAGCACGGCAAATCTGGAAGCGGTGCAGAGCCAACTCTTTGACGTGGCTCGGCGATCTCGCACAGACTTTCAAGCAACTGCTGATGTCTACAATAGGATTGCGCTCTCTGCAAAGAACCTCGGTGTCGGTCAGCAACAAATCTTGAACGTGACAGAGACGCTCCAGCAAGCGGCCATCATTTCTGGTGCGTCTGCCCGAGAAGCCAACGCTGCGCTCGTTCAGCTTGGGCAAGGTATCGCCTCCGACCGTCTGTCCGGCGACGAACTTCGCTCTGTTCTGGAACAGCTTCCGGCTGTTGCTGACATCATCGTGGACTATCTGAATGATACCCAGGAGTTCGGCACGGTTACTCGTGGCACGCTGCGTGAACTTGGTAAGGAAGGCAAGCTCACGGCTGAGACCGTGTTCCGCGCGATTGAGGCTGCTCAGGGCAACATCAGTCGCCTGTTCGCTGAGACGCAGCCCACCATTGAGCAAGCGTTCCAGGTCGCGAAGACCAACTTCCTCGAATTCCTCGATGCGTTCGATGATTTCACTGGCATCTCCGCTGGCATTGCGAGTTTGATCATCACACTGTCGCAGAACTTCGATATCCTGCTCGCTGCGATCGGGGCGGTGGCCGCTGCTCTCACTGGGCTATTCGCCGCCAAGGTTCTCGGTGCAATTTCGGCATATATTACCAAGCTGCAAATCGCAGGTGGTGCTCTCGCACGTCTTCGGTCTATCCAAGCCTCGTCGGCTGCTGCCCAAGCGGCATCGACCGCCGCGACTGCACGGAATACCGCTGCTCAGGTAGCGAACCTCGAGGCTGTGACTGCTCGCTCTGCCGTTCAGGTTCGCTCTGCTCAAACTGAATATGCTGCTGCGACTGCTGCATTCCAGAATGGTCGTGCTCGTGACGCACTAACTGGCAAGTTCATCGCAAATGCTGCCGCTCGTGATCGATTGACTGCTGCAAGCATTCGCCTCGCCAATGCCGAACGGGTGAACCTCGGACTGTCCACAAGTCTTACACGAGCCAGAACGGCTGCAACGGCGGCTGACAATGCTGCGGCGGCTGCTGCTGGCCGCGCAGGAGCCGCCAGAGCCGCTCAGAGCGGCATTCTGGCCCGCCTTAGTGCTACCTTCCCCACGCTGACCGGAGCGGCCCGTGTGGCGGGCGGAGCCATTGCAGGGCTGTTCGCACTTATTGCCGCAAACCCTATCGGCGCATTGGTCACGGCAATCGTCGGTGCAGGTATCGCTATCTTTACATTCGGTGACCGTATCAAGGTTACTGAAGATGGTGTGGTATCTCTCAAGGATGCTGCTATCGCGGCGTTCCAACTTATCGGCGAAGCAATCGCCCCTGTGACGAACTTCCTGCAAGAAGCGTTCTCCAAAGCCATCGACTTCGTGAGCAATGCTTTTAGCACGGTGTTTCCGCAAATTCTGAGCATTGTTGGCGATGTAGTCGCTGGCATCATCGACACGTTCACCTTCATTCCACGAGTAATCGTTGGAGTGATCAACGGTATCATCGCAGTATTCGGTCAACTTGGACCGGGTGCTGGCTCTGCTGTAGACGCCGTAGTGGACATCTTCGTGACTGGCTTTGAGAATATCGCAAACATCGGCATTCAGGCTTTGAATAAAATCATAAGAGGTTTTAATTCTCTAGCGGGGACTGTCGCTGGTGATTTCCTTGGGCTTGAACGCATGAATGAAATCGCTGATGCAAATCTGGACAATCTGAGAACCAATCTTGGCGATGGTGGTCAGGCTGCTGGTGACGCATTCCGTGAAGGTTTCACTGCGGCCTTCGAAGGTGGTAAGGTGGCGAATGTGCTTGACAGGTTCGGCACGGCTGTCATCGAACGAGCACGGCAAAATATCGCAGCGGCTGATCTCCTGGAAGGCACCATCACCGACAGCGAGATTGACCCGAACCGCCCCGGTGCTGGCGACAGTGGCTCTGGCTCAGGCTCGAGCAGCAACACGCCGGACTTCGCCTCCGAACTGGCGCAGCTTCAAGACAAGATCGAACTGGAACGCCAATACGGCATCCAGAAAGAGATCACGAACAATATTCTAGCCATCGAGAAGTCGATTAAGCGTGAGCTTACTCAGGTTGAAGCTGAACAGGTTGCTCGTGCGACCCAACTGTTGGAAATCAGCAAGATCCAAGGTGAGGTTCTCCAAGAGATCCTTGGTCCTCAGGAAACTCTGCGGTTCACCCAAGCAGCACTCAATGAACTGTTCGCAGAAGGCGCTATCACGCTTGAGCAGTATAACACGAAGCTGCGTGAGACACAGATCGCCGCTGACCGCGCTGCCAATACACTCGGTGGAGGGTTCCGTGCTGCGATTGCATCCAGCATCCAGTCGGCTGGTCAGTTTGGTGAGACGCTTGGCAACTTCGTTGTCGGTGCTGCGAACAGTGCTGCTGACGCCATTGTTGAGTTCGCTAAGACTGGTCAGTTCAATATTCGCCAGTTCTTCCAAGACCTGTTCGCTCAGCTTCTCAAACTCGCGGCGCAGAGGCTTTTGCTCCAGTTCATTGGTGGCTTCTTGGGCATTCCTGGCGCTGGTCTCGCAGGGTTCAGTCAGGGTGGTTCGATATTGCCTTCTTTTGCTACGGGCGGTAGTATCAACCCAACTGGTCCGGGTTCTACCGATTCTCAGCTTGTCGCTTTCAATAAGCGCCCTGATGAAAGGGTTGATATCCTTACTCCCGGACAACAAGCGGCACAAAGAAATGAAAGCGGTGGTAAGAGTGAAACAACAGTCGTTCAATCTCCACCTGTTAATGTTGCGGCTGTTCTTTCGCCTGCTGACATTGCGAATGCATTTGATGGTAACGAAGGTGAAACGGTTGTTCTTAATATCCTTCAACGAAACCAGACAACTCTTCAACAACTCGCTCAGGGGTAACTAATGCCTTTCACTTCTGGAACTGCAAAAACCCCGACTGAACTTCTTAACGCGATCAATACTCATTTGATCGCGAATGGATGGTCTAAGTTATTCGGTAATACGAATATGGCTACTGACAGTCCTCAATCAGCTCGCTATTGGCGTATTGTTTGGGGTGAAACTGAAGATTTAAATGAGCAAGAACGCTCTCTGAAAAATCTTGAATTCAGAACGAATGTAGGTGGTGCTAACGTAGCAACTACTCCTGCAAATTTGACTGCAAGTCATGTAGATCAAGGTGGAAGTCCTTGGGGTGATGTTCTCACAGGAACAGTTCTTCGTAAAACAAATATCATTGGAAACTCAACTCA